GATTTTTGTTATAAAATATTTAGAATTTTGTAATTCTTGTAATTCGATACTTGCCGATGCGATAGCTGATGTATCTAAAAAGCCTCCTATCATTGTTCCGCATTGAATTGTCGATTTTAATTGATCTAATATTTTTTGTAATATTGATGCTAAAACGTTTCCATGCACTAAATTTTCTGATGCATCTTCGCCGCCGATATAAACCTGACCTGGCGTATTTAACACAATGGCTACTTCAGAATCAATCACAGCAATATCTTTTTTTGCTTGTAATGTTACACGATCAGCTACGCCAATAAATTGCGAACCAACATAATTATATGGATGTATAGTTAAATCTTTACTTAACGTTAAATTGTCTATAACTTGGGTGCTTGTTAAATATAATGACGCAGCATCTGCCGCAATATCTTCAACGACAAACTGTTTGCTAGGTTTAGTATTTCTGCCATTTGATAGCACAATGATCGGATCGCCATAGATAGAACCATTCCATGTTCCTGGTACTGCATATTTACCTTTAGCATAATCTACAGTACTACCGAAACGAATACTATTTCCAAATCGACCTTCAAGTATAAAATCTCCTTCGTATGGCTGAACCGGTGAAATTGCTTTTTTTGTAAATGTGTAGCCAGGTTTAGTAGCATCAATTTGATCTTGTGGCGTAACTTCGGATACACCTGGCAACATGTTTTCATTGATTGAAGAATGTAAATCAACTGACGTGATATAATACCATTGTTCTCCTCCCCGGTTGATTGCGGAAGATTGTTGATTAAGTGTTTTATAAATTAGAACCAATTCTCCAACTAATGGTATTTGTTTAAAATTAATATTAGAAGGCTTAACAATGAAGGGTTGATTATTGTAATATGTACTACATGATCTTACACGCAATGCAAATAATTCATTTATTGTAGAGTCGGAGCCAGACGCAATGTACTGGTACGTGTTATCATATGCTAAAACTTCCGCGACATCAAATTCTAAATTAGACATTTACATCCTTTGCAATTTTGCTTTTAGCAGTTTCAATTTTTGATTGTAAGACCGAGTCTTCTTGCGTAATTGCTTCTAACTCATCTTCTAATTCAGTAGACATAGTTTTCTCAGCAATTTTCATTAGCTGTTGCTTTTCCTCATCACTTAGTAGACCGTCAACTCCATCAATGGTTTGCTTGGTAGAAATAAATCTTTGAACGATAGCTGTTAGTTTAACTAGATGATCATCATTTTTAACAGCAACATCAAGGTATTCTTTAATTAGTGGAACAATCACTGTAGCATCAGATGCATTGCGAATTAACGGTTGCAACTGTGCTATCAATTGATTTATTTGTCTATCTTTTTTTTTAGAATTGTGATAGACATCGGACATTAAATCTGCAAAACTTGTTCCTTTGAATAGTTCATCATTTTTATCCATAACGTAAAATCCTTTAATATAAATATCAAAAAGGCAGATTTACATAGTCTGTTTGTTCGTATTCATGAAACTTATCAATATAAAGTTGTTTTAATATTTTAATTACTCGAGTAATATTGTTTGTTTCTAAGCCTGTACGCTCTCGTATAAAAATATACAAGGCCTTTTTGTTGAAGTCTTCAATGTTTTCTCGGGATTCAAAAATATGCAAAATTGAGTCGGCTACATGAATATCGACTGAACTAGAAAACATGTAATTCAAATTATCATAACAGTGTTCAATATATGCATCCATGAAATATTTAAGTGTTTCGCGCATTTCATCATTGTGAATTTCAGTAATGATATTGCGTTGGTCATCAATATTGATTTCCATTGTATTTGCCTTTAACTTTTTGTAAGCTTTATCATTTTCAGCAATCAAATAATTGAATGAAGTTCTAGTATAATATGAATACGCTTTTCCTGCTGAAGCATTAAATTTATTCAACCTCTCAGTTAAATAGGTAACTAGATCAGTTTGCAAATCAACAAATGAAGAATCAATATAAGTAGGTTTTACTTTGTTAATTAAGTTTTCTGCTAACTTCATGAATGCTGGATAAATAAATCTGCGATAAATTCGTTCTCGCAAAACTGGTCTATCTTCAATTTTATTGTAAGCAGAAATTGCTATATCTGTAATCTTTGTGAAATAGTTATTACTTTTTTTCTTGCGCTTCGCCATCGAATATATCTTTAAGTTCTGTAATTGTTTCTTTTAATAATGCGAAGGTAGTACCGGCTTCGTCTTCTGCTTCGAATGCTCCTAGTCGGTCAATGTTCTGCATGTTTTCATATGACTCACCAATTTTAGAAAACATATAAACATTGGTAGTTTCTAAGTCCTCAATATATTCTTGTGCATCTGCTAATAGGCCGGCTAGATAATAAGCTCGGTAACCACAATAAACTGTGGCACCTAATAGTAATACACAAAAGATTGCTAAAAATATCATATCAATTAATCATTAAATGCACTAAAGATACCTGAGATATCTGTTAAGGCTTGTTCAACATCTGGATTTGACTCTGCTAAGTTTTTCAATCCGTTACTTTTTGTAGCTTTTGATTTCTCAACAACAGGAGCAGGAGTTCCATTTTTAAATTTTCGCCACCTTTCATATTCAATTGTTGATGCCATATGATCTGCGTGGTGCAAAATAATTGGAAGATTGGTCTTCAATTTAGCTTGCGGAGCTCTAGCAACAAAGTATGGTTTATTTGCATCATCATACATTCCATCATGAATCTTGATGGCTTGATATTCAGTCCAAGACATTTTAACATCATATTCTTGCAACAACCAAATTGAAAGATCTGGTACCATAGCAAATGGAATAGCTGCATTTGTTTTGTAAAGTTTGCCTTGATTTTTACGATGCCAATCCGAAGTTTCTACTTGATATACTTCATTTCCGTCACCCGGAAAACCTGCCTTACCAAGATCGTGATGCATGGCTGCAAACAATAATTCTTCTTCAGTATACCCAGACATATCAGCACCCATCACAGTCCAGGTATTATGCAAAGTTAACGCACAATCCATTACTCGAAGTACATGATCAACATATCCTCCTGCAAATGCATTATGAAAGTGTTCCATGGAAGATGCTGGCATAAATACCATGCGTTCTTCTAATTCATCATACATTTTATTTAATGCATCTTTTCGTGAAGGGAAGAAATCATTGACTAGGCCACGATATCTTTCCCAATTAGATTTTATTTTTTCTGCTTCTAACATAGATTAGTTTTTACTAATATTATAATGAATTATTTGCGTAATTCCAATTTATGACCATCTGCTAATTTTGAAGTGCATTGGTAACATGTAATAGCAGTTGCATTAACATCAACTCGTTCTGATACATTGGTGCAGTATTTACATTGCATTTTTTTATAGCCACGTGGAGTAGCTAAAGATTTTGTTTTTGCCATAAGTTTTGAATTATTCGCGATCTAGATGATAACGAGCTGAATCTAATTTTTTCAATGCACGAGCCAAATTATCCAGAGCTGAATGTACGTCTGTATTGCCCTCTTTAATTGCCCTGCCTACCATTTGTACGATATTTCTTGCATCTTCGATATCGTCAGTAATTTTGTTTTTGAATTTCATAATGTAACCTTATTAAACATTTATTTAATATAAATATCAAGATTCTAAAATCAATGCTCGATTTTGAGTGCATTCTACGCCTATACGGATCAAAGCCTGCTCTTTTGCCTTTGCTTCAACCATAATATCTAAATCTGCAACACCGTAAGTATTCGGAAGATCTAAAATATAATCAGCATGCGCTTGTTCTTTGATCTTGGTAAATTCTTTGTATTGTTTGTGGAATGTCGGCCAATTGGGCAGATCTTCTATTGCAATATTATTGCGTTCAAATATCTGTTCAATTAGTATTTGATACTCTCTACGACGTGATTCGGAATAATGGGTACATTGAGTCACACCATGTTTCTCCCACGTGCTACGAGCCATAAAGAAGGCTTCTTGCTCAGATAAGTCACCGGTATTGAAAGTATGATGCCAATAATCAAATGTAATCGGAATTTCAATCTGAGAATGTACACGCTCATACAAATCACGAACTGAGTACATGGATGCTTTGTCGTCATTTTCAATAACTAAACGTTGCTTGCAAGAATCTGATAAACGATCATAATTTTTCAACCAACGGTCAATGGTAGCATCTTTGTCGCCATATGTCGAGCCAATGTGT